TAATACAACATCATTTGTAAATCCGATTGTATGCACGACACCACCAACAGGATTAGTTTCTTTAGTAAAACTTATTCCAGCTACTTCGGTTGTTGGCACTTCAAATCAAATTACTGCGCCCGGTCTTTCTATCCCAACCCCATCTGGTTTAGGAGCGCAATTTACTGCTGTTCCAGTTGGAAGCGTTACTGGTGTTCGCGTTTCAGCATCTGGCTCTGGATATACAACAGAACCAAAAGTTACTTTTAGTGATCCTCCCGTTGCTCCAAGTGGACAACAATATGAAACAGCAAAAGGATATGCTATTAGAAATACAATAACTAATACTATATCTGAAGTAATTATTACAGACCCCGGAGCAGGATATTCATCTCCACCAACTGTAATAATTGATCCTCCAACAACTGCTGGATATGCTGTGACAAATATTACAACCGCACCATCTGGATCACTTCAAGCAACAGTAACTACTGCTGTTCCGCATGGGTTTGCAAATAATTCGCAAGTATTGATAAGCGGGGCATTTCCTAATGATTACAATGGTGTAAAAACAATAACTCTGATAGATAGCACAAATTTTCGTTATTCTGTTTCTTCTGATTTGCCTAATGCAACTGGGAATATTACTGCGTCAGCAGTTGCTGCTGGCAATCAAGCGTCAGCAACCGCATCAAGTACAACATCATTTATTTCTCGATTTACTAAAAACTCTGGAGGTTCTGGATACACAATAGCTCCACAAGTTAAAATTGAAGGTGGAGGCGGAACCGGAGCAACGGCAAAAGCAAATATTGCAGGAGGTCAAGTAACATCAATTGATATTATCACTCAAGGCAGCGGATATACTTCTGCTCCTAATGTTACTATTACTCCATCTACTGGTGTGTTTATTGAGTTTCAATCTACAGGCACATTGCCACAACCTTTAATTGCAGGAACCGCATATAGAGCAGAGAATCCAGCTTCTAATACATTTACAGTTAAAGGAACTGATTATTCTGATATAGATATAAAATCATCTGGTTCTGGAACGCTTTATGTTGTTCTTTCCAGAACTTTTGGAGTGAGTTTTACTGGGAACTGGATAGGAGATTATGCTTCTCTGCCAGATGTACAAGGCTTTTATTTTGGAACAGATTTTTCATTACCAACAACTTCTCCAACAATTGACAATGGAGTAACGAAATTTTGGTTTAAAAAATTTACAGATAAATCTGCAAAAGTATATTTAACTGAAAATGATGCAATTAATGCAGGAACAACCGGACAAGTTGTCGCTACTGCATTTGGAACTGGTCAAGCGTATTTTGGAATTCGATTTACAGTAACTCCTACTGTCTATGACAATTTAATCGAACCAGACAATATTGAATTTATTTCTGGTGATGAAATTGTTAATTTTAACTCGTCTGGAACATTGCCAAACCCGCTTGTTTCTGGAACAAATTACACAGTAAAATTGTTTGGGAATCGAGTAAAGGTTTATCAAGGCGGAACACTTATTTCAATTACAACTCCGGGAACAGGTCGATTGACAATGGACATCCTGCGAGAGATGATTGTTCAACCTTCGACAAGTATTTATGCGCCTGCTTGCCTATATGAAACTGGAGATAAAATTTCAGTTCGAGCAGAAGAAAACGATGTGCTTCCAAATGGGCTAGTTGCAGGGACATTATATTATGGCTAGTTGCAGGGACATTATATTATGTTCGCAAAATTGATGCGGATGAATTTGAGTTATATGATACGCTTGCAAATTCAAAAAATTTGTCTTCTACAAATGGAAGAGTTAAATATTTGACAAGCGGTAATAAAACCACTTCTAAATTTTTTGTTGATAGCATCCAAGGTCCAGTTTTAGTCAAAAGTATTTCAAATATTGAAAAACCAAAAACTGATGGATATGTTTCTCTGTACGCATTTGATTACGGACGCAGCAATGATATGACTTTAATTGGTCAGTATCACCCAGACGAAATTAATCCCAGCTACCGCAGGATTCGCATTGGCAAAAAATGTGCTTGGGCAAGAATCGCTTATCGATTAACTCCTCCAACAGTCACATCCATGCAAGATTATATTCCTATTGAGCATGAAAGATCAATTATTACTGCTGTTCACGCTTGTGACTTGGAAGATAAAGACTTTGCAGATCAAGCAGTTCGATATTGGGGTGTTGCATTCAACTATTTAAAAAATCAGCAAGAACATCTTGATGGTCACGCATTTCAGCCTCCACAAATCCAAAATTTAGTTTATGCAGATGGCGAAGAACCCGTGATGTTTTAATGAAAAGCGATAACATCACAACAGGTAGACTGCAAAAAGTTTCTACTGGGTGGACGCAAGGAGTCAATTGGTACGGAATCCTTGGGCTTTGCCAGAGAATCAATTTAAATGGGGTGTTAATTTGTCTATTCGTGGTGGCATTGCACAGACTAGACCCGGACACAAAATGCAGTTAAGCCTTCCGCCCGGAAACCTTCAAGGAGGAATTATATTTCAGGCAAACAAACAAAAAGAAGCATCATTTAGCCGAGAAGAAAATGGAGTCACGACTGTAGTTCCTGCTAAAATTTTTGATGTGAATGGAGAAGGAGTAATTGCTCAAGAATTAAGCTACATTGTTTTTGCGGTCAATGGTTCTGTTTATTATTCTCCATTCCCATTGGTTCAACCTAAAAACTGGAATGATTTCAAGCTAACAAGTATCAAGTTTGACAAGGATGTTGAAAACATCACTTTTGCTTTAGCTACAAAAACAGCAAATTTAACAACTTCAGAAAATGAATTGGTTACTCCTGCTCATACAATTGTAATGATGCAAGATGGTTTATCTTCTGCTAGTTGGTGGGATGGCAGTAATAAAACTGGAACCCAAGATTCAATCATTCCTATCGGAACACATATGTCATATTCTGGAAACAGAATGTGGATTGCAAGCAAAAATATTATTTTAGCTTCAGACCTTGGCGATCCGACATCTTGGGACGAAAGAAAAACAGGGACTGGACGAGGAGATTTTACATTTATTCGACCTATAACAGGTCTTGTTTCTTATGTTGGGCAAGATACTTCAACTAGGCTTATCATATTTACAGATAGGTCTACATACTCGCTTGCAAGTGGCATTTTAGATCGAACACAATGGGCTACAACTGCTAATTTCCAAAACACTCTTTACCCAACAATTGGGTGTGTTTCAAGTAGGTCAATAGCATTTCAAGCTGGACAATTATGGTGGTATTCTGATGGTGGTTTAGTTGCAGCAGATATTGCTTCCGCAAGTTATTTGTCTTCTCAAGTTCTTTTTAAAGACATTGAAATGGCAAGAACCAAGCAACTCATGGATGGCGATCCATCTAATATTTGTGCTGTTTCTTTTGAAAACTATTTAATGTATTCCGTTCCATACCTGTCAAAGTTAAATACTGATACAATGGTTATGGACTACGCTCCTGCGGCAGAATGGGGTGGAGGACGGCAACCAGCATGGGCAGGAGTCTGGACAGGAACTCGTCCAGTACAATGGGCAACTGGAAAAATTGACAATCAAAATCGATGTTTTCAATTTTCAATTGATTATGCTCCGACTGCTGATGGTTCTTATAACCATCTTTGGGAATCATTCCAACCTGAACGATACGACACTTATTTAAAAATCAATCCTGATGGATCAACAACTAATTTGTATAATAGGATTTACTGCCAATTAGAAACTCCATTGCTTGGTGATTCTATGGATTTAAAGCAGTTTATTTATTCAGAAATTGATGCTTGCGAAATCGGAGGGACAGTTGATTTAAAAGTAAGTTATAAAGGAAGCAAGGGAAGGTATTTGCAAATTTTAAATCAAAGAATTTTAGCGGTTACGAATGAGTGGCAATATAAAGGAACTTCATTTGAGGAACAAATTAACAATGTTTCTCTTTTAAATACACAATATCGGAGATTAATTACTGAATCAGCAAATAGAAGTTCAACTTATGAAACTTGCGAAAGTTCTCTTACAAACGATGTAGATAAAGCATTTTCAATTTTAATTGAATGGTGTGGGGAAATGGGC